GGGAGGTTGGGCGGGGTCAGGGCGGCTCCAGAGGCGAAGACGGCGCTGTACACCGCGGCTAGGCTCCCGCTGGCGTTCAGGGAGACGCTGGCCTGGCGCCGGAACTCGAACGACTGGGCGCTCTCGACATTCTGGCCAAGGACCCCAGCGGGCGGGATCGAAGGATCGGAGCTCGTGGACATCTCCGTCGATGCCACCGTGGGAACCGAAGCGCTGAGGTTGTAGGTTCCGATCCCGCCGGGCGTGCCGGAGGCCTGGCTGATGATCGTGGTCCCCGAGGGGACCTCGGCCTGCTGGAGGAACTGAGTGGCCCCGAGGCTGCCCGCGGCCACGGCCGTGACAGTCAGCAGCGACCCGGCCGTGCTGCCCGTGAACTCGGCCCCGACATTCTGGATCGTGTCCCAACCCGGGGTGGCGACATAGATCTGATTGAGGGCGCCGGTCCCGCACGGGATCGGTCCGGTGACGATGTTGTCGGCCAGCGCCGCGACCGTGCCGCCGGCTCCAATGGTCACGGGGTTGACGATGGAGTAGATGTTCCCAGAGGAGTCTTTGGCCATGGCGCCGGAGCCCACGACCGTCCCCGCCAGGCCGCCCAGGACCACCGGGACGCGCGTCGCCTCAGCCGGGAACCGGATCTGGAAGTAGAGATAGCCGAGCGCGTCCTGCATGGTCCCCACCGCGTTGCGGGGGTCAACCTGGCCGACGAAGAAGATGAAGTTGTTGTACTCGTCCTCGATGGCCAGCGTGAAGGACTGCGCCAAGATCCCCTGGGGAGTGGCGAGGCTGGCCGGGTCGTTCGGGTCGAGCGTGAGGCCGCCGCCATAGGCCGCGTTCATGTCGTTGCAGACGGCGGCCAGGATAGTCGCGGCATCGGGCGCCACGAATCCGTTCGGTCCAAGGGTGGGGCGCGGGACGGTGGACACGGGGGCCTCCTAGAACTGGACCCGGGCCGCCACGCCCGAAAGGTTGATGACCTCGACGAACCCGGAGACCTTGCGGCCGATGATGGAGGTCACGGTCGTTTGGGCCTTGGCGATGTTCTTCACGCTCAGGGCCTGCGCGTTGATCTGGGCCGCCAGCAGCTGTTCGGAGTAGGGCTTCCCGAAGACGGAGGGCAGGAAGGGGGTCCCATAGTCCTGGGCGTAGTAGATGTCAGTCAGCCATGTCCGGACCGCGCAGGCGACATCCTGGGCGTCGGCTGCGTCATCTGAGACGGTCGCCATGTTCCCGGCCGGGGTCAGGAACAGGTCGAGATTCTCGTTCAGCGCAAGGCTCAGGTTCATATCGGTCCCCCAGTGGTGCCGCCGCCGGTCGTGACGCCCGTGTGCTTGTGCGTCTCGAGGCTGATGCTACCGCCCTTGACATCGCCAGAGAAGGTCGCCGTGCTATCGCCCGTCACCGCGCCTTGGATATGGGCAGTCCCGTCGGCCGTCAAAGCCTGCGTGATCTCTACAGCACCGTCGAGCTTGATGCTGGGAGCCTGGAGGTTGATGGCGGTCGGGTGAACGATATCCGCGCTGGCCGAATCGAGGATCACATAGGCGGTCGGGGCCGGATCGGCGTTGTTCCATCCCCCCAGATAGAGGCCGTCCGCGTAGTCAAAACGGCGATCCGATCCGGCCGGCGCATGGTCTCCGCTGGCCTTGACCTTCGAGATGTCCCGATCGGCGAACATGCAGAACCCCAGGTCGCCCTCCTTGGGGTCGAGGATGAAGGCCACCGATCCACCCTGAAGACGGAAATAAGGGATTCCAAAGACCGTCGTGTGGGGCTGCGCCTGGCCCGCGCCATCGGCCATGTCTACGAGGGGCTGGACATCTACCGTTCCAACCGGCCCGGTCCTGTCTGAAATGTGGACAGCGATCACCTTCACGAGCGTGGCGACATTCACGCGGCCGAGGGCCTGGGCAAGGAAGAAGCTCAGGGCGTTGAAGGGAGTGTTCCCCGAGCTGACCCGGCGCTGCGGCAGGTACCCGTCGAGAGGCTGCTGGGTCATGAGGAGGCCTTCAGGTTGACGCCGCGCATGCGGGATTCCCACTTCCCGCCGGGGAGCTGGGCATCCAGCTCGTGCTCCAGCATGTGAAGGCGCCAGAGCCCGTTCGCGGACGGGACGACGGACTGCACCTCCACGACGCCGCCGATCTGGAAGGCCGGGTCATAGAGCGCTGAGACCTTCAGGCCGTCCTTGTCGAAGACGGGATAGCCAATCAGGCCCGTGTCCTTGCTGATGATGGGGACGGCGCTTTTGCGCGCGCCATTCCCAGGGGCGATCCAGAGCGTGTTGTCATCCACGCCGAACTCCAACCCGGCCATCTCGGCCAGCTGGGCGGCCTGCTGGAAGGGCGACCCGTAGAGGTAGGGGTTCGCCACGACCGTGTCGACGCCGTTGTTCTCGAACGAGTACCCGCACTGGCTGGCCAGCGACGCCATGGCCGAGGCTACCTGGGTGGCGCCGCGGAATCCGCGCGGCTGAGCGGGCGTGACGGCCGGGTAGTAGCCGCTGAGGGCCTGGACCATGAAGTAGAGCTCGGGCGGCTCGTGATAGACGGCCCAGGCCGCCGTGATCTCACCCTGGAAGGCTACCGCAAGGCCGGTAGAGTCGCCCGCGCGGAGCCGGAGGAGGTTCTTGCGGGCCACGAGCGGTTGAAAGGCCGTGGTCGTCAGGGCGTTCATCTGGTCGCCCTTCATGCCGAAGATCCGGAGCTTGCATTCATTCTTCGAGGGGTGGCCGCCCTTCTCGATATGGGCCTTCATGCGAAGGCCCGAGAGCGTGACCGTGTTCCCGGCATTGTTTCCGAAGGAACCCGAGCCGAGCGTGAGCGCGGCTTCGAGGATCTTCTGGGTGAAGCTGCTCAAGAATTACTCCAGTGGACGAAATTGGCCCGTGTGGGAGCAGAAGCAACAGATGAAGAATGGAAGCCCGCGCGATCGGTGGCGAGAAGGAAGGCCGCCACTGTTTCAGTAAAGTAATTGTCCCAGTTTTGGCCGCCGTCGAAGCTGATGTCGAACATAATGTTCGTCCCATCGCTATGCACCGATAGCATGAGAAAAGTGTTCATGCACCATTCAATGGTGTTCGAGAAAATAACAGTCGGCGAAGGATCTGTGGGGGATGCCCAAGCGACCCCGCGCAACGCCATAGTTCCAGTCGATCCTGTGATCGATATCGAAAACTCAAGGAATTTCCCCGTTGAAGAATTGCGCAGGATGATGCCCGCAATGAGCACAGCGCCGGTGGTGGTAAACGCGGGGATGACGACGCACACCGCTCGATGACCGACCGTATACGCCTGATCTAGGATGTGCATCGAATTAGAACCCGTTCCGGAACTCACGAATGTGAGCTGGGCGGTTTGATCAGTAGCTGTCGCCGCCCCCTGATTGGTCCAAGCGAAGTTCGCCACGATTGGAGGTGTGAACTCAGTCAGGAACCAAGGCGGAATGCCCAGATTATTCCCTGAAGGAACGGCGAAGGTGGCGTCCTCACGGAGGAACTTGCTCGTCCCGGCGATGGCTCCGGGATCTGGGACAGCGCCAGGAGCATGGGAGACACCACTGGCGAGGAAGGCAGCCGGTGTAGCCCAAGCAGGGACTCCGCCGACGACTTCTAGTACCTGGCCACTCGTTCCGATACCGATACGCTGTGCCGCACCCGCCGAAGCGCCAGTGATGAGGTCGCCCTCGGTGGTCATCGGATTGGTCATCCCACCGCCACCACCACCGACGGCTACCCAGTTCCCGCTCGTGGAAGCCGGCAAGGCCTTGAGGAGATAGGTCGCGCTGGTGTCGAGCTGGAGGCAGAGGTCCCCAACCTGGACGGCGGCCCCGAGGGCGAGGCGGGCGGCAGCATTCGCAGCGAGCGCCGTGAAGGTCGCGGCGTTGGCCACCGCCAGCGCGCCGATGAAGTTTGCGTCGACGGTCGGCGCCTTGAGGTTGCCCGAAGGCTGGGGCGTGAAGCTAGAGCGCAGAACAGGGGTGAAGGTGCGGCTCATGGATTCTCCAGATAGTAGGAGTCGGCGTAATCATCGGCGTACTGGACATCACCCGCTGCGATGGGGAGCATCGCGTCCGTCGGCTTCTCGTAGATCGAGAGGGTGCAGTTCTGGGCTTCGAGCACGATATTGAGCTGCTGCGACGGCACGGCCTGGAGAGGGACAAGCTGATTCGGCGGCCCCCCGGTCGGCTGGAAGAGAAGGACGCATCCAGTCCCGAGCGCCTGCCAGATCGGGTCCTGTGAGAAGGCCCCGACCGGGGCAAAGATGAGCTCGCCCTGAAACCCGAAGTAGGGGGCCTTGTTGATGGGCACCCCGAGCAGGCACGGGAAACCGCGCCAGACCGGCGTGTTGTTCAGGTCCAGGTCGCAGTAGAGCATCGCGTCATCCCCCGATCACGCCGCTGAAGCGGTGGCCGATCTCGATACCCTTGGCGCGGAGCTGGTCATCCGTCAGGTCTCGCAGGGGCGTGGGCGGCGGCCCTGGCTGCTGATTGCCGTTGTTCTGCTTCGACGAGCTGCCAGCGCCCTTGACCTTGGAAGGCGGGAGCGCCACATCAGAGAAGGTCGCCGAGACCTGCCGAATCTCAATCCAGGTCGTCTCGGCGATCACCATGTTCTCGCCGCTCTTGTTCCTGCGGTGGTACTGGACCGATTCGAGATTCATATCCGAATAGATGCGGTTCGGCGTCACCACGAAGAGGAGGTTGAAGGCCCGCGCTTCGATGTCGAGGTCGTCGATCAGGGCATTGATGCGGTTCTGGTCCCCGCCCACGGCTAGGCGCACCTTCACGCGGTCCGGGTTCGTGACCTTGTTGTAATTGGCGAAGCTGCCGTCCTCGACCGGGAAAGAAGAGACCTTCGAGGCCCCGTCGAAGTCCATCTCCACGAAGCTGTCGAAGTCGAACGCGGGGGTGCCCTGGAGGTCGAAGATCCCCCACTGGCCCGGGTTGAAGTTGAGAGTCTGTCCCATGGGTCAGCCGCCCCCGTAGGCGCCGTCGGCGTGTTGGACAAGCTGCATCCAGTGGTCGTTGACCTCTTTGGCCGCGCCCTTCGGGTCGGTGCTCTTGATGTCGAAGTTCACGGTCCCGATGTGCGTCCCCGCCGGGGTGCCGAAGCTGGCGGCAGGGCTGCGCTGTGCCATGGGGGCCGGGAGTGCCGAGGAGGCGCCGGTGGCGCCCTGCGGGATGTCGGCACCGTTGGAGCCGTCGATGATCCGCTGGCGCGCGCTCTGGAGAGACCCCTGGTACAGCGCGTTCAAGATCCCCGAGCTGTCGATGATCGAAAGGATGTTGCCGATTGAGCCCTTCGTCTGCTGCTCCATGTTGATCCACATGCCCGCCCAGAGATCCTGAAGCGCGGTAGTAGTGGCTACCATGGCGATGTAGAGGATGGCCCGAAGGGTGCGGCTCATCTTGTCGGCATCACCGACGAGCTGATCCCATGCCTTCTTAACCTCTTCCGGGCTGCCGGTGAGGAGCGCGAAGAAGAGGCTGAACATATCGATCACTGAATCGATGGACTCCCCGACATACTCCTGGATGGCCTGGATGACGACGAAGACGCCATCCTTGATTTTGTTCCACCCATCCAGGATGACGCGAAAGAGGGACGCGAACTTCGACTGGCCGCCGTTGATCCACTTGTTCCATTCCAGCGCCATGTAGGCGACGCCAGCGGCCAGCAGGCCCACGGCTGCGGCGATGGCCAGCACGACGAGTTCGATGGGCAGCAGCTCGATCACGACCGGGATCAGGGCGAGCGCAAGGATGCCCACGGCCGCGGCGATGCCGATGATGGCCGCCTCGATGATCTCCGGGTTCTTCTGGGCCCATTCCGATGCGCGGTCGAGGAGCTTCATCATGCCTTCGAGGGCCGGCATGAGCAGGGCGAGGATCTTCATGCCGACACCCTCCATGCGGATCTTGGCATCCGTCCAGCTCTGGCCGAGCTTCTTCGCGCGCTCGCCCTCTTCGGCCGTGTAGCCTCCCAGAGAGCGCATCTTCTCCAGCAGAGCGTCGCGCTCCTCACCAGACTGGTGCAGGACGCGCACCACGCTCGCATCGAACCCGAACCGCTGGCCAAGGCCCACCGCCTCGCCAAGGCTCATCTTCTCCATCTTCCCGGAGAGCTTCTCCATCACCTCGAAGACGCTCTTGCCCTTCACATCGGCCTCACCCAGGCCGAAGAGGCTGAACTGACGCATGGCGCGCTCGGCCAGCTTGGAGCCCGATGTCACGACGGCGATCTGCTCGTTCAGGTGCGAAATGCCCGCGTTGAACGAGTCGACCGAGCCGCCCTCGCGCTCAATGGCATGCTGCCAGGACTGGAGCTGCTGAACATCCACGCCCAGGATCTCGGCCAGCTCAGAGCCCGCGCGCTCCGCCTCCAGGAATCCCTTGCCGAGCTCCAGCAGCTCACGCCCCCCGGCTATGACGGCGAAAAAGCCCACGGCCTTCTCGATCATCCCATCGAAGAACTCCGAGGCTTCCTGGCCGTTCTGCTTGAGCTGCTTGGCCGTCTGCTGCGCTTCGCGCCGGATCTTGGCCTGGTCCTGGGTGACGGATTCCGTCCCCTTCTTGTGGGCTGTGTCGTCCAGCCCCAGCGTGATGAGGAGGGCCTCGATGATCGTTTTCGCCATCTCGCCCTCCTCTCTATTTCTTTCGAGCCTTGGCCATCATGTAGGACTGATTCGCGTTGTTGACCAGGATGATCTCCAGCAGGTCGTAGGCGTCTTTGACTCCGAGTACGGTCTGGAGCTCTACGAGGGTTGCGAACCTGCTGGAGATGACGGCGCCGATGACGGCCGGGACATTCGCGTATTCGTTCGGGGCTTTTTCTCTTTCTTCGAGGCCGACAAGGCTCGGAACTTGTCGGCCAGCGAAAAACCCAGGTGGAGATTCAGGATCTCCAGCCGGAGCTTCATGCGGGTCAGCGGCTCGGCGATGTCGTCATTCGCGGGGATGAGGTCGTAGGCGACTCCGTCCGGGCGCTTGATCTTCACGCAGGTCATCATCTCGCGCAGCAGCGGGTCCACATCTTCCCAGTTCACGCCGCTGAAGCCAGCGATGATGGCCACGGGCGAGATGGCCGAAAGGGCCTGCATGCCCCCTGAGGCCGCGGCTGTGACGATGGAATCCGGCAGCTTGATACCGGATCGCATCAGGGCGTTGATCGCCCTGAAGGCCCAGGACTCGGCCTGCTCGGCCGGGAGCTCGGTCAAGAGGTAGGTCTTCCCCTTGTCCCGGCCCTCTTCGGTGATCGTGACCTCGCAGGTGCGGCGCACCGGCTACTCCGAGACGATGGAGATGTCCTGCCACTGGATCGAGAAGTCGAGCTTCTGGGCCAGCTTCTTCAGCGAGGACATGGGCGGGTATTCCTTGAGGACGCCCTTCACGAGGTTGTAGGTGGCCTGCAAGCTGGGGTAGATGACCGTGGCGAACGCCGCATGGCTCTCGCGCTGCTGGTCCATGGCCTGCGCCCACTGCTGGAAGATGGCCGCGCTCGGGCTGTCCGGCATGATGTGGATGTCCATCTTCGTGCTGGCGTACACCCAGCCATGGGACATGTTGCCGTCCACCCCGTCGACGGTCTCGACCTTGGGCTGCTTGTCCACATCGAAGATGTCGTCGGCCGCGAAGCCTTCGAGGATGACGGGGCCGATGCCCAGGCTCGGGATCGAGAGAGAGATCTGGACATTCGCCGCGGTGATGGTCTTGGCCATGGCTGCCTCCGCCTACTGGATGAGGAACATGTTGAGGTTGAGGGTCTGGATGCTCTGGCCATCCACGAAATAGAAACTGCACGGCGGGCTCTTGCGCGCCGCCTGGGTAGCGCCGGAAGCCGTGCCGACCCAGAAGAGCCAGCCCTGCTTGGCGAGGATGCCCGCGACGGCTTCCTGGCTGAACCCGGTCGCCAGGGCCACATCGGTGATCTGCGTCGCATCCAGGGTGACGCCCTTGGTGACGCCCTTGTTGATGGCGCCGAAGAGGGTGTACTTGTCGCCGACGCTCTGGGCGACGCTGCCCATCATGGCCCGGCCCGCGTCATTGTAGGGGACCTGGCCCACCTTCGTGAAGAGGCTCAGGAAGCCGCTGGCGAAGTCGGAGGCCATGGCGATCTGGTCGAGGTAGCTGTCGGCCCAGAGGAAGGCGCCGCTGACGGATCCGGGCTGCGCGAGGTCGGCGAACTGGGTGGGCGCGCTGAAGAAGCCGTAGTAGTTGTACCCGTTGGCCGTGAGGTTGGCGGCCGAGGTCGCATCCACCACCCCGGGAGCCAGGCCGGCGAACTCGCGGTAGGCCAGGGTCGTGCGGCCGCCGCGCTGGTCGAAGTTCAGGCTGGCGGCGTAGCCGAGGGCCGCGGCAGCGAGGAGCGGGTCCTCGAAGAAGGGCGACACGCCGTTGATGCTGTTGATCTTGAGATAGCTGCCCAGGCCCGTGAAGGTCAGGGGGTTCTCGGCGGCCGTGGCGTCCGTGTCCCAGGGGCAGTACCAGTAGCGGGTCCCCTGACCGTTCGTCCAGACCGCGAAGGCCTCCTTGTCGGAGAGGGAGGGCTCGAAGACGCTGGTGAAGCACGCCCAGCCGGTCGTGGAGTTGACGATGGCCGTCATCGCGCCGCTGGGGGTCATCGCGGCGGAGCCGGGGCTCACCACCGCGCCGGAACCCAGCGTGAGGCTCAGGGGCAGCGCCAGGGCGCCAGAGGCCACCGAAACGGTGCTGGAGGCGCCGGTGGTGCCGCTGGTGATCTCGAAGGCCGAGAACTGGCTGGTGTAGGTCACGGCCGCGCCGCCGGAGAGCGACAGGGCGGTGGTGAGCAGCGCCGCGGCGTTGGACAGGCTGGTCGCCGCGCTGAGGTTCACGCTGGCGGCCGTCTTCACCACGCCGTCTACGGTGACGACGAGATCCCAGGCGCCAGTGATGGCGGTAGCCGCCACTGTCTGGGCGGTGTCCACCGAATAGGTCCCGGCGCCGCCGGTCGTCCCGGTGATCTGGGCCACGATGCGGGTGCCAGCCGTGACGCCGCTTCCGGTGAGGAGCTGGCCGGGCGCCAGGCTGCCGGAGGCCATGGCCGCCACGGTGAGGGTGGGCACACCGCCGATGGTGCCGATGGTCGAAGCGGCGCTCGTCACGCCCGGGATGTAAGCCTGAAGCTGGGTCAGTGTGAGCGCGTTCGCGCCGCCTCGCATCCACCCGGCGACCGGGGCTGCCGCGTAGGCGGAGAAGAGGAGCGACGCGGGGCGAGAGAAGGCACCAGCGGGACCGGCGAAGTAGATGGCCGCCATCGCCGCCTCTTCGCTGTTGGGGCCGAAGTAGGTCGTGACCGCCTGGGCGCTGGGGAACGGCACCGGCGCGCCGACCGGCAGGCTGGGGTTCTCGGTCAGCATCAGGCCGGTCAGCGCAAGCGCGCCGCCAGCGGCCTGGATGACGGCGGAAGTGACATTGACGAGGAAGGAAAGCGGGATACCGGCCATGTTCTGCTCCTGCTAGGTTGAGGGGAAATCAACGGTGACGCTGTGGATACCCGCCTGAAGTTCGTT